CAGTTAGCGCAGAAAAAACAAAGTCATATCAAAGCTGGAGTAAGAGAATCTCTAAAAAAGGAATGACTGAGGAAATAGAAGTAAAAGAAGCCGAAAACGGGTTTGTTGTTACGCATTCAAAATATGGTGATAAGAACGGTAAGTATTATCATGAATGTAAGACTTATGTAACAAAGGAAAATCCTCTTGAAGAAGATGAAGAAAAACCATTCTCGGAAGCTCTTACTGAAATTTTAGATGAGATTGCAGAGGAAGACGGAATGATAAACGTTTAATTTTATTATAATGAGTTACAGGTATATAAGTTTAGCTAGTATAGTTGAAAGAATCTATAGAGGTACTGAATATGAAAATGTTCCTTGGCAAGATATAGCTGAAGATGTTGTAGATGTTATAAGGCTAGTTGGTTCTTCTATTGCTTTTTATAATAAGACAACAAATGGGCAAGATGATAATCCAATTCCAATAGTTGTTGATAATTATAAAGGAGAATTACCATCAGATATGATTAAACACATTTCAGCTAGATTAATTCACCTAAATGGGGTAGATGAAATTGTTGGCTTTACCGCTATGCATGAAACTCAAGATTTATTTTATCAGTCTCCTACAGTTCTAGAAGATCAAAATACTACAGTTACAAACATTCAAGGAAGTATAGCTCCGACATCAATTGAATTAAAATTAGATAGAGCTCAGGAAGAAATAGCTAGTGGTGATCTAACTGATGCAGAAGAAACATTACAAGAAGTAGCAGATAATATAAGAACTGCTGGCATAAGGGTTAATACAAGTAACTTTATAGGCACTAACTTTATTCCTAAATATAAAATAGTAAACGGATACATATATACTAACTTTAAGGTTGGATTTGTAGAATTATCTTATGAAGCTATACCTATAGATGAAATGGGTCTCCCTATGATTTTAGATGAGATACGATATATAAAAGCTATAGAATGGTATCTTATATCGAGATTAGATTTCAAACGTTGGAGAATGACAAGAAATGCTGCTGATGAAAGAATATATAATCATTCAGATAGAGAGGCAGTATGGTATCTTGCATCAGCCAGATCTAAATCTAAAGTTCCTTCCTTAGATAAAATGGAAAGCATTAAAAATATGATTCTAAGATCAATAATGAAGATCAATGAACATAAGAACAACTTTAAGAATACTGATATAATCGAACAAAGAAGATTTTAATGAGAACAGAAAAGGCCATAAATACTTTTACAGGAGGTATTGATCAAGACACTTCTGTTAACAAAGTTGATAATAAACATTATTTTGATGCTCAAAACCTTAGAATAATTACAAATGATCCTTTGACTAATGGTGCATTATCTAGTGTAATTGGAAATACTGAAGCATTGTTGTTTAATGCAAATGATGTTATTATAGGAGTATGTAAAATTAAAAACTCATATGATATAAATGCTGGTGATTCAACTTTATTTTTTTGTTATAATTCATCTGGAAATCATTCTATTTATTTATTAGAAGGAGACGCTGCAAAAATAGATATAACTACTCCTATTAATATGGATGCTTTGTATAGAACGGTTGGTTCTTATAGAGCTGGTTATCTATATAGGGGATCTGATCTTAATTTTTTATCTACATACAAAATACAAGCCGAAGCTAGATATGAATCATCTGATATTAGAAAAGTATATTGGGTAGATGGAGTTAACCCAATTAGATATATGAATATAGATAATGCAATAACTTTAGCATTAGCATCAACTCCAATAGATTCAGCTATATTGTTTGATATAACACCAGAGGCTGAATTAGTTAGCCCTTCAACATCTATTATAAAAGGTGGTAATTATAAAGCAGGGCTTGTTCAACATGCATATCAATTATACGTTAGGCATGGAGCTAGAACAACATTTTCTCCATTATCAAATGTATTATCTTTATCATCTTCACTGTTTTCTACAAATTCTATTTCAGTGATTGGAAATAAATTAGATGATAATACAGGAGTTTCAGTACAAGTAAATATTTCAAATCTTGATGAAAATTTTAATCGTATTAGAATAGTAGCAATTCACTATACACAACCTTTTGTTTCTCCTACTATTAATATAATCGGAGAATTTGAATACAGTACAGATAATATTTCAATTGTAGACAATGGTTTAACAACCTATGGTACAATACCTATAGAAGAATTTAGATTACAAGGACAAGTAAATTATGTAGCTAAGACATTAGGATCTAAAAACAATATAATGTTCTATGGTAATCTTAAAGAAGATATTTGGAATCCGGATTTCTTAAATCCAGATGATGCTTTTTTTTGGGATGGAAGAGCTATACGTTTTAGATCATATACAGAAAGTTTATCTGGAACAGATAACGTATATAAAAATATAATATCTACCAATCCAAGTATTCCTGCACACGGAATAACCTTCGCTATAAATAATGTAAATTCAATATCTATATCTATAACTAACTTTTCTACTTGGGCAGGAATATCTTCTAGTAGGACAATGACTGCTTTATCTGGAGGAGGTGTATTTTTTAATACTATTAATAATAAATATATTTATGGTGGTAGTATATATAACACAACAGTTGACGCACTAGTTACTGCAGCGTCTTATAATGCTGGGGCAGATACTTTAACTTTTGATGTTAGGGGGTTATATTCTAATTTATTTGCTGGAATACCTTCTATTTGGGCAGCTACTGAATTATATAGAGCCCCATCATATCTTGCAACGTTTAGGTACGATTATACTGCTACTGCTGATCCTGTAGTTGATTCTAGACCTTATGATACAGGTCGTGGTGAAACTGTTATATTGGCTCCATCTTCTGATATTATTGCTAATTGGAATGCCGCAGGGTGGGCTAATTATGCAGCTAATCACGATGGTATAAATAGATACAATGATATTGATAATGATGGAGATGTTTCATATGAATATAAATATAAAAGTTATGGTGTCACTATTGGAGCAGAGGGTCCTAATCTAGAAATAGATTTTACATACGAAGATATAAAAATAGACAATTTATCTTCTGATTATAATGCCCAGATATCGTCTCCATATGATAACACAATACTTGGTACAACAAATAGGGATTCTGCAAGAAATGAAGTATACAGAATATATATTGTGTTTTTTAATAAAAAAATGCAACATAGTAATCCTCAATGGATTTGTGATTTAAGAATGCCTACAATAGATGATGATTCTGATTTTATAACTTCATATAATGATGGTAGCACTTCCGTTTATGGAAGATATTTATATCCTAAAATTTCTATAAAAAATTTACCGTCTGATTCTGAGCTATTAGGTTGGCAAATATTTAGATGTGAAAGAGGTAGTACAGATAGGTCTATTTTAGCTAAAGGTTTGATATCTCCTTTATACATGGATACGATAGATTCTAATAAAGCAAAACCATATAGTTCCTCTAGTTCTATGTTAATAGGGCATGCTGATTCAGCAGTTAATCAATATAAAACTCTTTTAGAAATGATTTCTCCAGAAGTAAGCTTTAATAGAAATTTAAAATTTATTGAAGGAGATAGATTAAGAATAGATGGTCGATATAATGGGGTTATAAATGGGGAAGTACACGGAATGTATTTTAAAGGGCTTGAAGAAACGGAAAAAGACAGTTCCGACTCATCTTATTTAGATGTAGATACTATATCTATTGAAGATTCCCAAACTTCTAATAGTTTAGAAATTAGAGATACTATTATTAATTTAATAACTTATAAAAATATTATTTCTTTTTTAGATGGTAGTACTAGACATATTGGCCAAAAAGGAACAACTCTTATTGTTAAAACAGATCAAAATCTTGTCATAGATAGTGGTACAACTGGTTGGATATCTGGTTCATACATTAGAAATGTTTTTAATACTCAATATGGTGGTAATACATATGAAGCTAGATCATATAATTCAGTAATACCTTATTCTGATTTTGTATTAAGTACAGCAGCACAAGAGATAGATTGTATTTTTGGAGATATGTTTATATCTTATTTTGCGTATTTGAGATCAATGTTTCCAACACAAGAATCAACTTTTGATCACTATAGAAAAGAATTAGTGTTAATACCAGTAGAAAGTTCTATAAATTGCTCTTTGCGGTTAGATCCAATTCAGAAATATACTTCAGCTGGACAATTAGTTGCAAGTACTACTGATATGACTGTTCAAGAGAAACAGTCTGATGGTATTACAAATTGGCCAGAAAGTTATCCAGATGAATTAATTGATTTATATAGTTATAATTCAGTATATTCTGTTAGTCCAAATGCTAAATTAATACAATGTAAATTATTTGATTCTAGTACTATTGAAGAAAATCCTGTAAAAATAATTGCTACTGATAAAAAAATAAACAATGAGTACTTTGATAATTGGACTAATATAAAAATAAATAATTATATTGAAGTAGATGGTCAATATGGAGAATTAATAAGATTAGTAAACTTTAATAATAGGTTTTTTGCATTTCAAAATAAAGGTATTTCTTTAGTTTCTATTAATGAAAGATCTCTTATACAAGATAACAATAGATTACAATTAACTTTAGGCACAGGAGAAGTTCTTGATAGATATGATTATATTACCACTTCTTCTGGTATTTATAAGTTAAATGATTTAATAACTTCATTTACTTCTATATATTATCTGGATAGAGAAAATAAAACAATATATTCACTTACTTCAGAAGGAGATGTTCCTTTATCTGAAATAAATGGGGTAAGATCACTATTAAAAAGTTATGATGAAATAAATCATTCTGTATTAGGATTTGATCCTGAATATAAAGAAATAATTGTTTGTATATATAAAGATAGTAATTTAAATAATACTCTTATATATAATGAATATACAGGATCATTCGTATCTAAATATTCATTTACCCCATTATTAATGTATGATGCAAATGGTAAATTATTTTCTATACCATATAGTAACACAATAGATCATAAAAGTTACCTTCATAATGTTGGATATTATAATGTTTTTTATGAAACAGTTGATGATAGTTATGTAGATGTAATTGTTAACCCAAACGGAAATATAGTTAATAAGTATGATGTGTTAGATATTAGAACAGACGTTATTGATGAAAATGGTGATATTGTTAGTAACGATACAATAGATGAATTAGAAGTATCTAACAGTTATCAATCTACTAATAAAACAATAAGTTTCACAAATTCATCTGTTATACCAACTAGTTTATTAGAAATCGGTAAAAATTTAATCAAGAAATGGAGAACTTGGCTATTGCCAGATAATCCATCTTCTGAATTTTATAGATTTGTTGATACTTTTGTAAGATTAAAATTAATTAAAAAATATAATGTAGATTATTTTACTTCTGTTTACGGCTATCTCTATAATTGGTATGCAGCAACTGATGTGAGAAACATTGCTGCGAGTGGTTGGCACGTACCAACAAATACAGATAGACTTACTTTATTCTCATATCTTGTTAATGTTTCAACGGCAGGCGCAAAACTAAAAGAAACAGGATTAAGTTATTGGACAACGCCAAACACAGGAGCTACTAATGAATATTTATTTAATGGGCGAGGAGCTGGTTTTAGATTTGCGGATAACGGTTTATTTGGAGATTTTAACACCGTATTTCACTTTCACTTAAACAATACGTCTGGCTCAAATTCGACGTCATTAAGATTATCGTATAACAGTACTACTTTAGTATGGGAACAACATTCAAAGTTAGATGGTAATTCAGTAAGATTAATTAAAGATTCAACAACGTTATCACACGGACAGGAAGGAACATACACCGGAAACGACGGTAAGGTTTACAGAACAATATGTATAGGCACGCAGGAATGGTTAGCCGACAACCTCTGTGAAACCCTTTACCGCAATGGAGACCCTATCCCCGAAGTAACCGACAACGCTTCATGGGCAGCACTCATCACGGGTGCAAGGTGTTCATATAACAATGATGAAGATAATGCATTAATTAAAACAAGTAATGTGGATAATAAATTTACTTTACATGATTTAATTACTTATTATAGACCAGTTAAAAATTAATCTTAGAAATAAGATAAGTAAAGTATATAATAATATTCTTTTTGTTTTCTTAAATTTGTAACTATTAAAAACTTTATATAAATTTGTATAAATTTAATTAATAATGAATAACGTATATATTATACCGACCTTCAATGATGATCCAGAGATGTATGGATTTGGTAGTTGGCTTAAAACCAATGCTGGCAACGTTCTTAAAACAATAGGTGGGGCTGCTCTTGTAGCTACAGGTCTTGGAGCAAGTGCAGGTGTTGGTATGATGGCATCTGGAGTAGGTGGTATGGTAAGTAATGCTGGCCAATCCAAAGAAGATGAAACAATATCTGCTCAACTAGAAGATAAGAAAAAAGATATTTTAGCACAATCTAGACTTTCAGGACTTAATCAATATACAAATACTGCTACTTTTAAGAAAGGTGGAAAACTTCCAGAAGGTAATGCTACCCTAAAAGAAGCTAAAGAATATCTTAAAATGTTTCCTGAAGAAATGGAAATGGGGGAAGAAGTTGAATACGAGCATACTGGGAATCAAAAATTAGCTCAGAGAATTGCTGCAGATCATATAAAAGACTATTTAAAGATGACAGGAACTCCTGGTTATTATTCTGCTATGAAGGAAGCTGGTATATCAGACGAACTTAATAAGATGGCTAATGGAGGATTGTTTGAATATAAAAACGGTGGTATATATATCAAACCAGAAAACAAAGGCAAATTTACATCATGGGCAAAGAAGCATGGAATGAGTGTTAAAGAGGCAGCTAGAAAGGTAATGGCTAATAAAGAAAATTATTCTCCTACTATTGTAAAGAGAGCTAACTTTGCTAAAAATTTTGCTCATGCTAATGGTGGAATCATATCCTCAACAGGTATTGGTGAATCACCTTTAGATTTCCTGACAGAATATAAAAATGGTGGAACTCATGAAACTAACCCATATGGTGGAATACCAGTAGGACAAAAAGCTCGTGTAGAAGAAGGTGAATACAGATTTGATGATGAGGGTGAGTCCTATATTTTTAGCAATCGCTTACCGTATACTAAATGAAAAAGAGATCCGGATTATATAGTTTGACTGGTGAGGATATTAGTAATTTATCTTATCTTGGAGTATATGTGATATCAAATCGCATAAATAATTATTTATATGTTGGGAGTACTACTAGAAGTTTTTATGAAAGATGGATAGAACACTATAATGATTTAAAGAATAATAAACATCATTGTAAACATTTACAAAATTTTGTGAATAAATATGGAATTAATAAATTAACATTTTCAGTTATAGAGGTGATTACGAATCCAGAAGATTGCCAAATTAGAGAAAAGTTCTGGATCGATTTTTACGGGTTTGAAAATTGCTTTAATACTACGCAAGAAACAGATTTATATGTTAGTGGAGAAACACATCCATTATTTAAGAAAATTGATTCAAATAAGGTTTTAGAATTATATAACGAAGGATTCAGGACAAAAGAACTATCTAGATTTTTTGGTGTAAGTGATTCTAAAATTAAAAAAACATTATACTCAGTTGGAATTAATCATATCAGAAGAACACATGATATTCCAATGGAAGAAGTTATTAAAAAGCGTAAACAAGGGTGGAAATTTAAAGACATAGCTAAATTTTATGATATTGATCGCTTAACATTAAGAAATAGACTTAAAAACTATGGGGAAAAAGAATTTTAAAAGTTATGCGGATCGTGCCCGTGAACTTGAAAAAAAATATAAGAGGGCTAAATATGACCCTATTGAAAAAGAGGAATTAATTTCAGAACTTCGTAAACTTAGAGATGAACAAGAGAAATTTCGTGTTGATAATGATTTAGATGATAATGCTCAAAATTTTGATCTAGGAGGAGCTATACTTAAAGGCTTAAATAATACTGGTATAACAAAAGCTATATCAGATAAGAATAATTCTCAATATGATGAGATCGGTTCTTCTATTCTTCCTACTGCTATATCTACGGGTTTTAATTTAGTAGGTAATCTAGTTGGAGCAGCTTCTGCAAGAAAGAGAGCTAATGCTGTAAATATTGATTTACCTAGAGTAGCTCCAGAACAAGTATCATTAGCCTCTGAAAGAGAAGCATTAAAGAGAAGTTATAATACTGCTAGTAATGTTGCACAGAGAAATGCAAGAGATATATCTTCTCCTGCAGCAGCATATGCTAATCAAGTTGGTGCTATTTCATCACTTACAGATTCATTAGGAACAGGGCTTAGCGATTCTTTTATGAGGGAAAGTAATCAAAATCTTATGTTGAGACAACAGGCAAACACAACAAATGCTGAAC